TTAAATTAAACTTGGGTCGTATTTAACACGCTGTGGTTTATCGTCACTAAGTAAGCCAGTTAGAGGTGTTGGTACGTTAGGGGCGGTAAATAACGGCTGTCCTTTAATGGCGTTCTGCTTCATTTTAGGGGTAATTTCTATAGAAAACCTATCCATGCTCTTGTTTGCACCAATTTCCTCTACATTATCTAAGAAAATATTGCCAACTTTAGCGTCTGGGTCTAAAGACTTAGCTATTTTTTTTGCTACAGACGGTATTGTTTTGTCATATAAATTTCTAACGCCTTCTGTTTCGCCCCACCGAAGCATCTGTATTTCAGATGGAGAAAATGCTAAATATTTTTTATTTTCTTGAATAGCTTGGTTTATCAAACGCTTAATAATAAGCTCTGTTGTCTTTTTGCTATCGTCAACAAATGGGGCTATTTCCATATCTGCCCTAAAACCTTTGTCTACGTTATCTAAATCGGCTCTCGCGCTTCCTGCTTTAAAATTATTGTCTTGCCATTTTGTAGTAACATCAATTCCATCAAAATTATCTGGGTCTAAAATAACTGTTTTGCCTTGAGGGGTAAATGTTTCTACTTTTTTGCCTTTAAAAAAATCTCTCAAATCGTTCGCGCTTAATAGTTTGCTTCTGTCAGGCGTAAACATAGCTGGGTAAAAAGTGCTTAAAGAATATTGCTCTTTAGTCATTTTCCTACCGCCAATTTTATCAGCAATCTTGTTGTACATTTCTAACTCAAAATCACTAGCCACATCAGCCACCGCGTTAAGTTTTTCTTGAATTGGTTTTATTTGAGCTTGCAATTTTTCAAATTTAGCTTTGTCTTTTGGAGTGTCAAAACCTCGTTTGTAACCTCTTTGAGCAAAATCAGATTGCAGTTCTTCAACATATAAAACATCTTGCATACCAGTTTCTGTGTTTCTATCTGTTGTTCTGGCGTGAACAAATAAATCTTCGTCTGGAAAATGACCAGTAGCTACAAAAGGTTTTGTTTTTCCTTCATATTCAGGGATAGTAAGCAGAATTTCTTTATAATTTTCGCCACCGTCTTCTGTAAGCTCCATAAATCTTGTGTTTCCTGCGCCCGAACCTATAAGACCTGAGTCCTCAGCATGATAATTTGCTTGCACTATAGCCTCGTTAATACTGTCTTCAGACCCTACTCGTCTGCCGCCATCGTCTATTATCTCAAAACCAAAATCTTCGTTTCCAGTAATTGTATATCCAGTTTCTGGGTCAAAGACTCGCTGTATTGGCGTATCGTAATAAATGTCCAACAACATTTGTTCGGATAACTCATATAATTTATTCTGAACATCGCCATCCAAGTTCTTTACGCCATTAGCTAAAAAATCCTCTGATATATCTTTTAACTCTGCTTCCGTATAGTCTGAGCCATGTAGAGCAATAAAATTTTCTAATATTATGTCTCCTTCATAATCTAACTTATCAGAAATATTGTCTGAATAGCCTGAGCCATAATATGTTTCAGCGTCTAATGTTTCTGTATCGCCAAAGTTTAGTCTATTACCTTCGCCCTCAGATGCTTTTTGCGTTATTTGAACAGGTCTAATCCTGTTTTGTTCCAACAAGCCAACAAGTTCTTCTCTTGTTACTTTTGGCTGTGAAAGTAGCCCTTGCAGTTCTGGTGTAAAATCTATTTCCTGCTGTTTAACACCACTGCCTAAAAGAGAATTTCTAATTTGCTCTCCTGTGCCTTTGGCTTGCCGTAAATTTCTAGCTTCCTCTAATAGCTTGCTATAAAAGCCTAAATCGTCAACATCTCGCCCTCTGGGAGTGCCACCAGATAAGCTGTCTACACCACCAGCAGACCTAAGAACATTTGCCGCAGGTTTTGCTATAGCGGCTGTTCCTAATGCTGGAAGTAGGCCGAAGTCAAAGCCAAATTGATTAGCCGCATTTAAAACATCGCCTTGAGTTTTGTACTGGCCTGTCAATGCCTTTTTTGGAATTTGTGCAGACTGATACAAGTCTTGCGCGGTATCGACAGCAAAATCTTTTATTGCTGTTGGGCTAGTTATAAACCTGCCAAACTGTCTTGGCAGAGAATTTTGTTGCAATGGAGATAGAGCGTCTGTCAAAGCGTTTAAAAAAGGGTTGTCCATAAAAGAATTTACCGCGCCCATTTTGCTTGAAGGTATGTGTTGCACATCTAACAAGTTTTGTCTTTGCATGGGGTCTGCATAAACAGAATAGGGGGTGTTATCTAGTAAGCCAGCCATTAGCAGTATTTCCCTTTGACGGTACGGTCATTAGACTTCTTTTTCTTTTTGCCTAATTGCTCTTTAATGCCCTTGGCTTGTGAAGTGTTGTAAACCATTACTTGCCCTTTTTCTTTGCTGTTTTAGCCGCCTGTTTAAAAGCCTTTGCAGTTGGCGCACCCTTAGAGCCTACCTTACGCATCTTCTCGCCTGAACCAGCCGCGATACGCTTTTTCTTAGCCTGTATATTAGCATATAAACCCTTTGGCATTACCATTTTTCCTTGTCTGCCCAGTAAGCCGCAGATGTTTTACCCTTGGCAATATTCTGTGAGTGTCTAGCTTTAAAGCTCTTACGCCTAGCCGCGTCTGCCTTAGTTTCGCCTTTTTTCGGAGGCGAACCAGAAACGCCCTGCTGTCCGAACCTAATGGTTTTAACTTTATCGCCCTCTTTAGCCAATACTACATGGCTTTTAGTGGGGTGGCTGGGAGTACGCTTCGGTTTATTGTAACCTGCAACGCCTAATTTTTGTATTCTTGGGTCTTTAGCCATAAGACTACCTATGCATCTGAAATATCAATTTCTTGTATATTAGCCGATTTTATGTATTCATTCAATTCGCCCATTGATAATCCTGCCCTAAAACCACATAAAACTGTTTGCTTTAAAGAAGCCTCCATAATTTCATGCCAATCAATATCGTCTGCGGCACTATACAAGCCAATCATAGTAACGTCTAATATCTGCGCTAAACTCTCAATTACTTCTTCCTGTTCCGCTATCTGAGCCTCAAATTCCTCGACAGACAAGCCTAGCTCTTTTAGCGTTTCGTCACGCTCAAGAACGTATGCCTTCTGCGTTTCCTTCTTCTCGTCATTGGCCTTAAACTGTATGACGTTATCATTATGCTCTGTCATGTTATCCATCCATTATTCTGTTTGATTTTCTTATTAGCGTTAAAGCCTCTGGTATAACCGCCAGCAATAGCACCATTCTCTGCAAAAGTAAGAACAAATGCATCCGCAACGTCAGGGCTTCTCTGACCTCGTTTTTTCATTTCGTCCTTGCCCTCGACTTTCAATTTACCGCTAGACAAATACTTGTATCGGATACCGCTAAGCTCCTGCATCAATGTAGCATCTTCTGGCATATGAACATCCCTAGCCTCGAACCACTCCCTAGCGTTCCAGAATAATTCGTCTCTGAGCCTGTTAAACCTATCCTTTAGGCTGGCAGTCTCACTAACAGAAATAGCTATGGCTGGCATATCAAGTTCACGCAGTCTATCCGCTAGACCTGCACCAATGCCAATAGCATCAATATACATGGCTTTAGGGCGTAACATATATGGGCAAGCCTCATATTCTGCCATTACAATACCTGCCATTTCCATCAAATCGCGCCCCTGATACGTTTTAATCGGCTCTAGCAACACATTGCCCTGCCTCTTGGCTATTGCGCTTCTATCGCCTCCAAATCGTGCTACATCAATGCCCCAAACGCAAGGCATAGTTGGGCTGGCAACTACATCCCTCTTTGTAGCCTCCTCAAGCAAATAAAGCGGCAGTAAAACATCGTCAGATTGTGTCGGGAATTGCCCTAAAACGCGAACCCTGTAAACATTACTATCCACGCCATACTTATCTGCCATATCAGTTAAAAACTTGGGCGTTACACTGGGGCTATCAAGACAGCTAACAGTCATTGCCTCCCAGTTGTGCCTCTGGCTATGGTGGCTGTCATAAAAAAAGCCCTCTGAGCGCGTTGGGTTTCCGCACATGACAGTCTTTGCACCTGCTGTAGACATAGCACCCTCGCCAACCTGAAAAACAATATCAGGAATACCAGATGCCTCCTCGCAAATAAAAAGCATATTCTCGCTGTGAAATCCCTGCAATGCTTCTGGGTTTTCCCTGCGGCTCGTTCTGGCAACCGCAAAGCTATCAGTAGCACCCTTCAGGCTTATCTTATCGCTCTTAAACTCAAGCAAGCTCTTGAAGCCTTCTGGCAGGTTTCTTGCCCATTTATCAATCTCTGTCCACAGTACATCCGACAACTGATGCGCCGTATTAGCCGTAATAGCCGCCTTGCAAGGATAATGAGTGCAGAGCCACCACAGCGCAAGCCACGATAGGAACGCAGTTTTACCGACACCATGCCCAGATGCAATGCTAACGCGGTCATGCTTTGCAATAGCCGTGAGTGCCTTTTTCTGCCAATCATAGGGCTTTGCTCCAATAATGGTCTCGACAAACAAGACAGGGTTATCATGCAGGGCAATTAATAGCTCAGTATTTTCGGATTTTTTTGGCTGGGGTGTCATGCTTTTTTCTCTTTAATGGGGGGGGTGTCTGATATGTATTTATTTTTTATGGGGGCGGCTGTGCGTGAAAGGGGGGCTATTATACAACTATTCGGTACTTTTGTCGCATAATACTCATTATGGAACGTATTATGTCCCTGGGGCATGAGCTAAGTCATTGTAATCATTAGGAACTTATTAGTTGCGGTTAGTATTGGTTGTATTTGTGTTTTTCATATATGTTTTTTTGTGTGTTTTTCCGCGTGGGCGCGCGTGTCTCAGTTAAGGTTTTTCTCTATTACCACCCTTATCCATAACCTCTATTAACTCCTCAATATCTATTATATCCGTTGGCCTCCAGTGCTTCTTCTCAAGCCTGTCTAGCTCCTTCGGGCTTGTCCATTCCCATTTCAAAGTATCCCAATCGTCCATATCTTTATCACTCATTTTCAATAATTCCCTCTATTGTCTTGTCTTCTAATTCCTTACGCTGTTGCACTGCCTGTTGCACTAGCTTTAACTCGTCTATGAAACTAGCCTTATGCTCTACCTCCACCCTCTGCGTCTGCTCGCCATAAAGCCTTGGGAAAAACTTAGCCATGCGCCACTTGTAAGTGTCTATCCTAAGTCTACCTTCTTGATAGTCCACTATCTTAGCGTCTACCGCATCCAGCGTATCGTCTATCATATCGTCAATAGCTGTAGCTCTAGCCTCTTGAGCGAGATAATACCTAGCTCTAACGCCCTCGTCTTTGTTCATAAGATTATAAAAGGCTTCATAGCTTGGCATATCCTTATCCTCTCTGCCAATACGTCTAGCAGAACGCCCATCTATAGCTATGCGCCTTAAAAATTCTGTTACTAATGCTGGTGTAAATTTCATGTTTATTTATATATTACACAGACAATATCTGTTCAAGCATCATTTAAATCTTGAACAACTGCAACTACCTCTGAACCTGTAGCCGCATATCCAGCAATATCCACATAGCTGTCTTGATGCTCAGGCGTTTCTATGAGCCTAGCCAGCTTCAGGCATACCATCATAGGCGCAACCTGCTCAGGGTAAACCTGACAGCCTAATATAATTGTCCACAGGTCTGCTATCCGCTTGTGATTTGTATAGCAATCGCCATAAGCACTACCTCGAACAGTAACCGCATCAATAGCCTCATTCAATAATTCATGTTTATTCATTAACAGTCTCACTTTCCTTTTTTGATAATTCATATTCCTTTGCCAACGCTTCCATAGCGTCAGGTCTATTGCGCCTAGTATGCTCTTTAATGCTAGCTGGCAATTTCTGCCATTCTGCAAGCGTATATATTTTCTTACCACCTGACAGCTTGATACTAGTATCCTTACCCCATTGCTGGCGATTTAAGCGTGCTGGACGGTCTTTAGCCTCCTTCCTGCACCATTGTTGCCAAAATGCAGTTAAACTAGCGTAGGAAGCCTTATTTCCATTCTTCTCATTCCACAATCTAATATCCTCGAATGTTTCCTGCCAGTCCAAGCCTTTATCCGTTGCATATTGCTTGCAAGCATCGTCTGGTTTCCAATCTGCTAATAACATTTTCTTAGAAACATTTTTTTTCGGTAAATTAGTATTATTATTATTTAGTATATCTAAGTCTTTAGTAAGTGTCGTGTTTTCCGTATACGGTTTTTCCGTATACGGGTTTTCAGTACACGGTAAATCTGAGACCACATAACGGTTTTCAGCAAACTTGCCATCTATTTTGACCTGCTCACTGACAACGTAGCCATATTGCTCCAACTGCCTCAGTAACCTGTAAACTTTATCCCTGCCAATATCGAACCGCTTGCGTAATTCTGTAACCCTAACAATCCAGTCATTAGGCTTACTAAGCAAATACACGAGCATCCCTAAATCGTCAGCAGATAATCTAGTGTCATTTATGAGTGAGTTAGTCAGCGTTGTAAAATTAACCCTGACCTCACTGCGAATAATAAGGCTATCAGTCATTTTCTTCTTCTTCAATCCTATGCCTGTAAACAATCGTGTTCCTGCGATAATATTCTAGCTCTCCCCGCAGAGCCTCATTTTCATTTTCAAGCTCCTGATACATTTGCCTGTGCTTTCCCAAATCTTCAAATGCCTCAAATTTATACTTTACCAAATACTCAAGTTTGTTAGCTAAACTCTGCCAATAATGCACTGAATTTTTGAGCTTCCTATTCTTTTTCTTCAATTTTAAAACTTGTTTACGCATATTTTCTCTCCGTTATTTTTCTCCAAAGTTCTTCTATTGGCCGCAAATGTTTACTGGCCATAGCCATTCGTTCCCCATATCCAAAATCTTTTTTCTTTGCGGACAAAACAAAATCGCTCTTATTAGTCCAGCCTACAATTCTCATAACATCAGGCTGGGAAGTCTTAGCAACAAGCACGGATACCATTGCCTTAAAATTGTCAGCCGTATTAAATATCAAATCGCCTCCCTCGCTTGTTGTATATTTAACATCAATGGAAACATCGCCAGACCATAAATCTACACCATTATCCGACAGAAAATTTAGCTTTGGCAGTTCAGTACCCAGAACCCTAGCAACAGCATACTCGGCCTTGCATCCGAGCGTATTAGTATTAATATTGCCGTCCACCTTCTTAGGCTCTACACCAGCAAAACGCTCAATCAAATACACAGTATCCTGCGCTAACAGCTCTGCCTCAAAGCAATCTCTCTTGGATAATTTAATTCTCATTTCTTTTCTCTAATGCTGGCTCAGATTTATCCCTGCAAAATTCCTCAATAGCCGCTAATTCTTCCCTAGCAATCATGCAGAACGTATCGAAACTAACTTCCACAACATCCGATTTATGTACAAAATTTCTATTAATTAATCCAAGCTCCAGAACAACCATAATTGGCCTGTAATTAATTTTGTAAATCAAGATAGGCGGCCACCCTGTAAAAGCAGATGCAATCTTTACTTGACCCCACCACTCAGGCTTCCAGTGACCACTCTTATAAGCCTTGCACTCGATAGTGAACGGCAAGCCTATTAAATCTCCGTGGTCAGCGTGACGGTATTGCTCCAAGTTTCGCTCTACTTTTATGCCTAATTCCGCATAGAGTTCCCTGGCAACTTGTAACTCAAAATTCTTGCCCTTGTTGCGCTGATTAATACTCATGGCTTTACCTTATCCCAGAAATCTTCTGCCCAATCTTTTAAATTAACTCGGCCATTTGACCACTTGTAAATACGCACCATCATTTTACCGCTGGGCAATGCTTTTTTATATATGTACTGATGCACCGCAACTTGCGATATACCCAACTGCCTACTACATTCTGCTTGCGTAATTGACTTTAATACTAAGTATTCTGCCAGTTTCATTTGTATCACTTTCAATATCATTTAAATTATAATTAAGTTTTATAATAATTATATATTAAACAGGTATTGACTTGTCAAGTTCAGAACATTAAATAATAATTATGGAAGATTTAATCACAAAATTTAGGGATGTGGGTATAACTCATTTTAGTCAATCCCAGTTAAACCAGCCGCTAGACGTTTGGGCTTTTAAATATGTTGCCCTGTCAGCAGAAGACCGCAAGAAAATGCGTGTTGGCTATAAGGCAATTTATGGCACAGCCGTACATAATGGAATACAAGACTTGCTAACAAATCGCGTGTCTACAATTTACGACACATTAGATTATTGCCTTGCAGAATATGATACGGAAAAGGCTAAAGATGGAGACGAGATTAGGGGCGAAATGTACCGCGATTATATTTGCTCTGCAATGGCAAACGGCTATGAAGCCCTAAAAGATAACTTTTCTGATGCAATCGCAGAGACTAAAATTGAATTAATTTTGCCTGATGTTGTGTTGCCGATTATTGGATATGTAGATTTAATCAAAGACAATTTGTTGTGCGAAATGAAAACAAAAATAGGCAATCCTAATCCTGTTAAAAAAGACGGCACTAGAACACTTGGCAAGGTCAAGATACCAGATAGACCACAGCGTGAGCATATTGAGCAGGTGGCAATCTATAGTGCCGCCACTGGTTGCATACCGTCAATCATGTACGTTTCGCATGAAGAAGCTACTGTTTACACGCCATTTAATTGCGAAGATTTATTACAGCACAATCTTGATGCGGCTTTAGAGCGTGTAAGGCTCAAAGCATTGAAGCGTCAGAACCTAATTACTTTTAGTAACGACATTAATGTAATTGGCTCAATTTTAGAGCCAGATTTTAACCACCCTTATTTTTGGGATATGGAGCAAAAAGAGTATGCAATGGAGATATTTAGATAATGACTAGCCTATTTAAAGCAATGTCACAAATTGACGTGACTGGCATCACAGAGAAAAAGAATAACTTTACTTATTTAAGTTGGGCGCACGCTTACAGGATTTTAAAAGAACACTGCCCGCAAGCCGAAGTAACTAAGCATTTGTTCCAGCAAAAAGACGGAACAGTTTTGCCTTACATGGAAGATAACGCTGGCTATGCCTATGTTCAGGTAACAGTTAAATCGCAGAGCGATATTACGACAGAGATTATGCCTGTATTAAATCACTCAAACAGACCTGTTCAATGCCCAGATAGCTTTGCCGTAAATGCCAGTCTACAACGATGTATGGCTAAAGCTATATCAATGGCTACTGGCCTTGGCTTGCATTTATATGCAGGAGAAGACACACCCTCTACGCCAACAGTGAGCAGTCCTATAGTGCCACAAGCACCAATGGAAGTACCACAGCAGGACAACCCGATTGTTAAGGCTGTGCAGGAACAATTCGCTGGTGCAACTGTAACTGTAAGGCCAACAACAGAATTAAAAAAACTTGATACATCAATTTTAGTAAGCCTAGAAGCACAACTTGAGGCTTGCAAAAATGTCCAGCAACTTTGGAAATTATTTGAAACTAGAAAAGACTGGACAGCCGACCAAAAATCTAAATTTACAGCCAGAAAACAGGAGATTATTTAATGGCATATGATAACGAATTAAAAGGAGCATTGTTTCCAAATGATAAAGGAGACAATGACAAACGGCCAGATATGCGAGGAGATGCTACTATCAATGGCGTAAAATACAGTATTTCAGCGTGGAATAACACGGCTCAAAGCACTGGCAAGCAGTATATGTCTCTAAAGCTGGAAGTGGCTAAAGAGGCTAATGCAGGTGCATCTAAACAGCCAGCAAACCATCATGCATCAGCAGAATTAGACGAAATACCATTTTAATTTAGCTGTTGGGATGCATAGATATAAGATTATTCAATGCATCCCATACGCTTTATTTAGTTAGGAGGGCAATATGTTTATAGCACTAATAGGCGCTTGTTTTATGGCAGATGTTACAGGAAAACCAGTAAACTCATGTTTTTTAAATTATGAAGACCCTAGAAAATATTTTAGAACACACGAAGATTGCAGAGAATATGCAGATAAAAAAGAATTTGAATTGAAATGGGGTTTAATCGAAGATAATTTTGATACACCAGTAATTATGATAGCTTGCGTAAATTCAGACGAAAAAACATAAATTGAGAAAAAAATACAAACCACAAAAACCTAGCAAGATACCAGCCGACAGGATTGATACTTGCTCGTACTGTAAAGAAGATTTTAATTGGAGATTTAAGGGAGTAGTAAATGGAAAAAAAGAAATATTCTGTGACACCCAGTGCTTTATTGCAGTCTATAAAAGCAGACAGGCGAAAACTGAATGACATTACCATGTCCTGCAAGCAATGCAGAGATGCATTAGATGCAGTAGAAAATGCAACAGGGATTAGTAAAAGTGAAATTTTGAGTAAGAAAAGAATATCTCACATTGCAAATGCTCGTAAAATAGCTATCTACATATCTGTAATGGGCGGCGATTTAACTCACAGTCACGTTTCAAGACAGTTCCAGCTAGACCGTACCAGCGTAGATTACGTTATGGAATTTATGAAATTTAAAAGAAGCAAAGATTTAAAGCATCCTTTGAACATAAATTTGGTCAATTCTCTATTAGAATTAGAAAAAATTGTTTTCGGTAAATTACAGGAACGAAAGAGAAAAGCCGTTTAAAAACAATGGTCGAGGTCTTAACTAATGCGTATATATAGGCGGAAAAACACCATTACAAACAACGAGCCTTGTGTACAATTTTTATTCTCAGAATTGCACAGACAGCGTTGCGCGGAAGCAGATTTCTCAGAGCGAACAGGCATACATCGGGACACGCTAAGAGGCTGGCGAACAAGGTGCAATCCTAAAGTGAATGATTTACAATTCGCTTTAAATGAGTTGGGTTACGAAATGGTTGTCAGACCTAAGAAAAAAAATGACTAGAAGTTTCTTAGGCGAAAATATGAGCTACTCAAGCTATGGCTTAGTTGGCGAGTGCATAGCTATGACATCTATACTACAGCGCGGTTATGGTTGCGCAATGGCACAGCAAGACGGCTGTGATTTAGTATGTTGGGATAGAAATAATATAGATACGGGCAATACGTTTTTAGTGCAGGTCAGGTCTTGTCAGCTTTCCAGAAACCATAAGAATAGACTGCATTTTCAATTAGGCATGGGCGGCACTAAGCGTATGCCTACCAGACAGGATTATGACATCCTTGCGCTAGTAGCGACTGAGCAAAGAACAGTGTTTTTTATGCCTGTTTATGGCGTAAATTGTAAGAAATTAACAAAGACTCCAGACTTCTTTTCAAATCCAGAAATTGAAATTGAAAGTTGGAAAAAAACTATAGAGGCTTTAAATGGAAAACATAACTAAAGAAATGATTTTACAGCAACTAAAGAGGCATGAGGGCTGTGTTTTGCATCCGTACCGCGACCATATAGGCTACCTAACAATAGGCTATGGCAGATTAATAGACCCAGCCTTAGACGGTGGCATAAGTCAAGACGAGGCAGATTTAATGCTGTCTAACGACTTTGATAAGTATCTGGCAGAGGCACAAAAAGTAAAGGTGTTCGAGAAACTAAACAACGCTAGAAAAGCTGTTATTATAAATATGATTTTTAACCTTGGCCTGCCAAGATTTTTGCTGTTTAAAAATTTTATTAGAGCTATGGAAAAAGATAATTTTTCACAAGCAAGTTCAGAAATGTTAAGCTCTAAATGGGCTAAACAAGTAGGCAAACGTGCGGTAGAATTAGCTCTGCAAATGGAAAAAGGAGTGTGGTCTTAATGTTAAATGTTATTGGTAAAATACTAGGTTCTGATGCTGTTATATCTAAGGGCATGAGCCTAATAGACGATATGGTTACTTCCACTGAGGAAGAAATCCAAGCAAAGGCAAAGGCTAAAACAGAATTGCTTGCGGCCTACGCCCCATTCAAAATAGCTCAAAGATACTTAGCACTAATGTTTGGAATTTCGTTCCTTGTTAGTTATGTTCTTGTGCTTTGCATGACCATCATAGGCTATGGCAATCCAGATAATGTCACTAAAGTTATGGAGCAATTTTCTATGAATTACGCCATGCTAATCATACTTGGCTTTTACTTTGGCGGCGGTGCAGTAGAGGGTTTCTTAGATAAAAAAGGCAAGAAGTAAATTTATTTGCAATGCGCCCCTGCATTACAACTTCTGTTTCTTTATGTTAAAATAGTCTCAGTTTTAGAGAGTTAAAAAAGAGGCTTAGAATGACAACAAAAGTATTTAGAAGTAATGCCACAGGCGCATTGTTTAATTTAGACGTTTCAAGAAATTTTATTGAAGAACATTATCCGTTATACAAATTCGGATTTAATTCAGACGTAGACCAGACAGAAGAAACTATTTGGACGCAGGGCGGTAATTATGTATGGCCTACAAGCGCGGCTCAAAGATATGTTAGTTCTTCTAGTGCAGACGATACAGCCGCAGGTACAGGCGTTAGAAGCATCCGCATATTTGGCTTAGATGCTAACTATAATGAAATAACAGAAGATATTACTCTTACTGGTCAGACGCAGAAGATAACGGCTAACTCATATTTACGCATCTACAGGGCTTATGCAATTACCGCTGGCTCTGGTGGTACAGCCGCAGGGACAGTATATATTGCGGATAGTGGCGTATCTGCTGGTGTTCCTACTGGCAATGTCTATGCAAATCTTAGCGGAGATAATCAAACTCAGTTAGGTATTTACACAGTTCCAGCAGGTTACACTTTGTATCTGGACGATATTAATTTTTCTTGTGCAATGTCACAAGGAAATAACACTATGACTGTTAAATTTAATATCAGGGAATTTGGCGAAGTATTTAGAACAGTTATTGTTCATGTTCTGCAAAGTAATTCGCTAATTGATAAATTTGAATATCCATTGCAAATACCAGAAAAAACAGACATTGAAACAAGGGCTGTATCGACCAGCAGTAACAATCCTATTGCTGTTAGTTTCCAAGGCGTTCTAATAAAAAATAATATAGAAGTATAAAAAATGCCCCTCCTAGAAATAATCTAAGAGGGGCTTAGTTTGGGAGAAACTAAATGTAATTATAAAAGAAGAAAAACAACTTTTCATTACGAAACGCTTACGGCTTTTAAAACCTTCACGCCTACCTTTATTTTATGATGCCTTGGCTTTTAAAGAGCAAGTTTTTTTTCTTTTATAAGGGTAAATTTTATCATAGGCAGTAAGCAAATCTCTACTTATTGGTTCTTTTTTAAAATCTTTATCCGCTAGATACCAGTCTATGGCATCTGTTATTTCTACGATTTCCTTTGCTGTAAGGTTCATTTTCTACTCCAATATAATAATATTAACAAAAGCAACATGAACAAGAACATAATCATGTGCATCTCAAAGACGGTTACAGGCTCAAACATTAATCAATAATCCTTCCGTCTATAAATCCCTCAAAATCTTCTCTGCTAACAAAGCTGTAGGGGCTTCTCTCCATGCTTGCGATAGCATACGCATTTGCATTTTTGCGCTCTGCAAGCAACAAATCTTGTTGGAAAAAAACTTCGTGATAAACCTTTACGCAGTCTTCTCCCTCGTCAACATGAGGCATATAAACGTAGCCCTTATATCTATATTCAGGCGCGTTGTTCCAACTCGGTAATTTCATTAACGACATTTTGATTATTCTCCATATATTTAATAAATTCGTGGTTCATTGGCAGTTCCCATAGGCAAACCCATTTACCTGCCTGATAGTGACCGTTTACTACACGACCATTTATTTTGTAGACTGCATCGCTACCAGCCCCATCGCTCAGAGCCTCGTCTACTAAATCGTTTATTTTATAATATTCTAAGTTCTTAAAGTTGCCCCACAATATGACATATTTATAAGTCTTCTGACTTAGCCATTTGCCAGAGTGATAACGAGATTTAAATTTAAACTCTGCCTTTTTTTTAAATTTATGATTTGCCATTTTATTCTCCCTATGATTACAATGACTTAGCCCCTGGGGCGGCACTAGGCCGCCCTTAATAATTTATTAAAAATTAAAATCGTAGTGCTTGATAGGTTTTTCTGATAAGAAAAAACGATTACCGTAAGCATCTTTCCAAACGCCATTTTTATTTAAGCGGATACGGAAAGTTTCGTATTCGTCATTTGATGTAATAATCCATGCGTTGCGCTGATTTTCATTATTAGTGCAGTGACCGCTAAAACCACCAACAACAATTTCTGGTTTCCAATCTGGCGAACGAACAGCATCCATTCTTCTGATTACAAGTGTTTTGTCGCTAACACGCTTAATAATTTCGTTTGGATTTATATCTGAGTATGCTGCTTGATTTGCGTAATTCATTTTAATTTCTCCCTTGGGGCGGCACTAGGCCGCCTTTCCTAAACTGTCAATTTGCCTTTGAATTATACCGTCTAATTCTTCTTTAACCTCTGGCATAGTGTTGTACGCATGGCGCAACGCATCTACTGATATGTCTAGTTTGTCAGCGCATCTTTTCATAATTGCATCAATATAAGCAATAAAAAGTTTTTCTGCTTGTTGGTTAGTCATTTTAATTTCTCCGTTGTTAAAGTTTAGTATCTCTTATAATTAAATATACACTAATTATTTAGATGTGCAAGTATTAATTATAATTTAATTAAATTAATTTTTGGAGATATAAATAAGTGATACAATCATAGCAATAGACACCAGACCAACAGTTATAAGTGATACAATTATAATACTTGTTATAATCTTTGTAATACGTTGCTTTCGCTCACGTTCTTCTGTTGCTCGTTTTTTTCTGGCATCTGCCTGAAAGCGTACCCAGTCTTGATGCAGGTTAAACCTGCCATAGAGTTTCATATAACTCTCAAGTTCTTTTTCGTTTTGTCTGATTTGCTCTAAGCCCAAAAATTCTTCTAGGTCGTGGTCTTGATTGCCGCCAAATAATTTTTTGCGCTTTTTATTTAATTTGCGCTCTAAGTCCTGCTTGCCATTTACAAAGCTCTGAATTGACTTACCACAAGCCGCAAGGTCTTTGCCGTTCTGAACAGTCTGCTTTATTACAGCAAATGCCGCATTACAGGCCGCCAGTTCCGCTAACATTATTTAGCCATGTTATCTAGTTTAGATTCTATCCTATCAAGAGCAGAATAAATCCTGTCCATCTCTGTCTTATTGTCAATCTTTGAAACGTATTCCTCCCGGGTCTTGTTTACCAATATCTGGATACGCTTTATTTCCTGATTTTGACTATGACAAAACCAGCCACCGCCAGCTAAAACCATACCTATAAGAATATCAACAAGGCTATTCATTTCCATAAGTCTACCCTTACGTTTTAATAATATAATTTAAAATTATTGTTGGCTGTACGTTGTTGTGTGCGCCACCGCCACCTACATAATTTGATGTTTGCGGTGTTCCAACGGTGTTATCATAATTAACAATAAACTCTACAGTAGCCGCCGCGCCTTGACCTGCCGTACTGTCCTTTGCACCAGTCTCGTGTCTGTGGCTTGGCATTTCTGCCACAGTTAAAGTATGGCTTTCACTACCGCCTGTAGCCGCTAGTGTATCTCCATTCAATGGGCTTGTAAGCCTGTTGGCTGATACACCGCCCATATCGTCCTGACCAGCTACTACTCTGCCGCGTAAGTCTGGCAAGTTAAAAGTAGTAGAGCCATCGCCTACGCCGTAAGTAGTGCTAATCGCCGCAAATAATGTTGCGTATGTTGTCCGATTTACCGCTTGCCCATAACATAGCAAGTAACCTGATGGAGCAGATGCCCCAGCAAATGGCAGAACGATACCAGCAGGATTAGACGTGCCCCAAGACAATGTGCCAGAGCCATTAGTTGTCAATGACTGTCCCGTAGTGCCATCTCCATCTGGCAGTGTAAATGTCGTAGTTGTGGTAACAACGGCGGGTGCTTGTAACTTGATAGATGCGCTCTCGTCATTGTCATGCAAATTTAAAACGTCTATGCCAGCAGTGCCATCAGAGAAGTCTTTTAAGTGGCTCATTTGCTCCCGAATGGCGTTATTAAGGTCACTGACAAGCATTACGCCTTCTGCGGTAGAAATACCGCCAATGTCCGTATTGGAGGCGGCAGACGCGCTGTAATCGGATAATTTATCTTTGCTCATAATCTAACCTTTTAGTTAATTGTGTTTTTCCTGTTTGGAATTAATAATCTGTTGGCAAATAAGCACTGCCCTGTGGCCTTACTACAAATCTAGGTATTGTATTTGTATTATCCTGTAGCAAACCTTGCATCAGAGCGTCTCTATCCATTGGCTCTGCTTGAGCAGAGCTTAATAGACCGCCCAGCATTTCTTCTGGAATTTTATTAGCGGTAAGACCAGCAACAGCAGGGCTACTAATAGTTCTCCCAACTACAGGGATAGCACCTTTTATAAATTTCTGCGCAGGGCGAGTATATGCGCCTCTACCTAGCAAACCACCTCCAAGCGCAAGCATAGCTTCTTGTATAGGTACATAACCAGCCCCTGTTGCTAAACCAGCACCGCCAAGAGCCATCGCCTCAAAAGCGTTTATACCAGCCAATCTACCAGCCGTACCGCTGTCTGGCATATTAGTACCTATTACTTCCTTAGCGGCTTCTATTGCTTCTTGCATCCTGCCTTCGCCAGCCGCAAGTCTACCTTCTCCAACAGCACCTAGCTTTCGTTCTTCTGACCTGACAGCTTGCAAAGCACTAGCAGGAGTAAATAAACTATCGTCTTGCTTAGCGGCGGCCTTTCTCAAAGGTATAAAATTTGAGTAAGACTTATTCACAGCATCTAACTGCGCTTTTTTTATAGGAGAGAATTTAATAAAATTATCCATTATTGCGCTGTCTAATTCTCCGTAAGCATTAACAACAGTATCATTGCCCTTTCTAACAGCTTCTGTCATTTTGGCGTTTATAAATTTCTGTATTTTCTTTAAATAATCGCCTGTCAATCCGCCATCTTTATTATACGCATCTGTTATTTGGTTTAAAACTTGAGTTTCCAAATCACTCCCGACATCTTTAAATTCCTGTCCAAGAATTGACTTCGCATTAGATATAGAAGAACTAATATCATTTAAAAATTCGTCAGATATTTCAATTTTTACACCCTCTAAGGCTTCGTCATATTTTTTCTTAAATTGTGTCCTAGCTTCCTTAAAAGCTCCTCTAGGAGCTAATGCTTTCGGCAATTCAATGCCAACAGGCTCTAATGCCTTGTTGTACATATATATAGGGAAAGCCTCTAAAGCATCTTTTCGTCTGCTGATAACACCGCCGCCTACTAATGGGATAGATTGTAATATGTCTTCTGCCCTTTTCATAGTGCCACCGAACGTCTGGCCTACCGTTGTAGGAATACCAGATTTTTCTAATTGCTTAGCGGCGGCAGAAGCTACAGGAACTAAAGCCTTTCCAGCAAGTCCAAAACCTGCCCCTAAAGCACCACCTGTTAATGCTTCTGGTAAACGCTCTCCAAGTGTTCCCTCTGCGCTACCAGCACCATAAACTGCACCACCAATAGCCGCTTTACCAATAGGTGTTGCAAGAGCAGGGTTTAATCTTGCTAATCCTTGACCTACTAATCGAGTTGCTCCTGCCGCTAGTTTTGGCGCAACTTTTAACGCTCCAAGAGGCGTTGCAACAGATGCGGCAATTTCTGTGCCATAAGCCGTAAATGGGCTATCTTCTCTAAATTGCTCTAAGTTGTCGCGCATTGCATCCCTAACGGCTTCCCTATCGCCACCAAATACAGGCGCAAAAAATCCTGCAATTTCGTCAGCAGTTCCAAAGGTAACGCCCTGCGATACTGCGTTAGCAAAGCCAGTTAGAAAATTAATAGTTCTATTTCCAATAGATTTTTTTTGAGTGCCAGAACCTTTGCCTCTTGAACCTATGTCTTCAATAGAAAGTACCTTGCCTGTTTTTGGGTCTTTAAAAACTAAACTCACTTTATTGCGCTCCTACTACTACGGTCTGTCCGTCTATAATAATTACATCGCCATCCCTCAAAACACCATTAATCCTATCGTTTTCAGCGGTATCAGAGTTGTAATAAATAATTGGATATGCCTCTGAGCCAAGCCTAATTTCTGGGCGTTCGAGCAGTTCATAAGCCTCTCCAGCACTTCCAATCATATTATTTAAAGCAGTGTTCCTTAATTGCCTTTTCTGTTCCAACTGGCTTGCATCGTCTCCATAAGAAGGAAAGTATAATTCATAAGAATTTGCAAATTCACTATCGCTAATAACCGCGCCACTTTCCCTGCGAAGCTGTGCAGTTATAAAGTTTAATGCGTTATTGAAATAACCTCTTGCTTGCGGAGATACAAAAACATTTGCACCTGCTTTGTACGCTAAAATTTCTTTTAGTGACGGCACAGTAAATCCTTGATTACTTAAATTTGTAATCTGGTTTTCTGCAAATTTCATTCTGTCAGCGAAGCCAGTAGCATTAGCTTGGTCTAGTGTTGCTTTAAAATTTTTGGTTGTTGTTGGCTTTGGAAATCCACCAACTGGCGAAGGAACTCCAATTGCTTCAAAGTCCATCCCTGGGATTGTGACAGTATCCCCAGTGGCAGAATCTATGCTGGTCTGTGGCTTTGACAATTGATTAATGTCAAAAGCATATTGTTGCTGTTGTGCTTTATTCGCGGTGTCTGGATTATAATTAATAATTCTGTTGTATGCCCTCTCTGTGGCACTACGGCCAAGCGCATCTTTATCAAAGTCAGACTGGATTTTAAGCCTTTCATTAGCCAGTTTTTGCAATTCCATTTGCCTGTCAAATGTCGCTTGCTCTGTTTTTTGCTCCAAAACTTTACCAGCCATAAAGCCCTCATTTGCCGCGCCTAAAGCACCACCGATTATCTCGCCAGTAGTTCTAGG